GAATGATATAACCGCTTGATAGATTGACAACATCACCACTATAAATAGCAGCATCTGTCGCACTAGCGATTCTCATTTGGGCAGGTCTAATAGTTCCACCAGTCATATGATAGGCTGGTGTAAACCCATTGGGATCATTAGTATTTGCCATAGTTTTATTTACCCATAGTTAAAAGGTTAATCTTCAGAAAGATCCCGTTTGCTACCAAACTCCGTCTTCGTTCTACGATTCGGTTGTTCAATAGGCATAATAGGATTACTTTCCCTCATTAGTTCTGAATCAACTGCCTGCATGGACGCATCGGTCATTTCTTGGAAATATTCCTTACGTTCATCGACAATTGTTTCATCTATTTTTGCTAAGATTAAACCGCCAACCCCAATAACACCTGCGTGTCTTCCATCCTCAATTGTAGGACCTTGAAACTCAGGATGAGTTTCAGCCCTAACAGGTTCAAATCCTTCACGAATACGCTTAGACATATTCGTTTTGTCATCTTGCCCGAGAATGCTTTCACGGATCCAGCGATACTTATATCCTGGAGGCGGTTTAGGCGCGTCCAAACTGGACGGGGGTTGCCAAGGTTTCCTGCGAGTTTGTGTTGCTCGAACTTCAGCAGAACGGGAGTTGCGATCTGTCATATTATACTCCTAATATTAGACATACTTTGCGTATTCTGTTAGTGGCACACCAAGTTTTTTAGCAATTGCTTGCTGGCTTGGGGTGAGTTTTACTGTTCTGGATTTTCTAGTCTTTGGGTTAGTCCCAACACTGTTCCGTCCGACAGCTTGGACAGGAGGAGATTTACTCTCCGCTTGTTCAAATTTATGTGGAAAGGCTTCTTTAATTCTCTCGCTTAGTTGTTCATAGTAATCAGGAGCGGCAGGACTTATCCCCTGTTCTTGCATTTCCTTATCTACATCAAAAGCAGCATTAGTCATAATACGATCTCTTCCGAACCAAGCGTTTTCTTCTTTTTGTGCCCAGGCCGTTGCTCTAGGATCAAGCTGTTGATTTGGCGGGGCCCCGTTTTGTACTTCGGCGGGTGCTGCATCTCTTTGCTTTTTTGCTCTGGCTAAAGTTTCTTGCTCAACAGCCAATTTAGCTATGTTCTGCTGTGCATTTATTTGACCGTCCATATCCCCTGTCTGCATGGCTTCTTTATATTTTCCTTTTGCCTGCTCTAATTCAGTAACAACGCGGCCGTTATATTCTTGAAATAGGGCTTTATCAGAGGTTTCAATTTTTTGTTCAAACTCTTTAACCTGATCTCTTAGTGCTTGAGCCACTCTAAGAGCTTCGTCTCTTTGTCTTTCGGCTTCTCTGTGGTTATAAGTCAGTTTATCGATTCTTTTCTGAACCTTATCACTATAATGCTCTATTTCTTGTTCGTGATCAGAAGTCTCAACTTCAACGGTAGAAACACCTTCGTCTGCGGGTGCCTGTATTTCAATTTCTTGTTCTAAGTTTTCTTGTGCTTGTGGCATGGTTTCCTCCATGAATTAATTTGAGTTTAGCGTGAATCTTTTCAATAGTAAACATTAAACACCTAAAATATCTTCAGGATCATCTATTAAAGCTAAGATTTCATCGTCGTTTAAAAGGCGCAAGTCTCCTCCATCGATCTGGATACGAGCTCCTGCGTAGCGTCCAAAAACAACCCAATCACCTTCCTTGCACCAAGGGCCTTCAGGAAATTTATTGAGGTCTTTATAAGCATCTGGCCCCAGGGCTACAACATAGCCCACGACTGTAGTTAGACGCTCTCGGTCTACAGTTTGTTTAGCCAGATAGATCCCACCTTTTGTCTTCTCAGCAGGGGCAAAAGGTAAAATTAGCATTCGATAACCAGTAGGTTTAGGCAATTTATGTGAAATAGTGCCTTTTTTTAGATCATCGGGAGTAAAAGAGGTAGGTTTTTCTATTTTTGGCTCTTCTTTGCCAAAATTTTGAACAAAAGAGGGCGTTCCTTTTGTTTTTTCGGCTTTAATCGCCATCAGGGGTCTCCATTCGTTTATGTAGTCTAATTATCTCGTTCTCAATAAAATTCAACCCCGCTATTTCGCCAATTAGACGATGATATTGGTTAAAATCACCTATACCGCCGCTTGCAAGAGTGTCTTTCAGCTCTTCTTGTCGTTTGCGGGACTGTTTTAGTAAAAATTCAGTCGCCGTTAGCCAATCCATGGCTTATTCTTTTATCCATTGGATAAAACTCAGTCCTTTTGTGGCCGCTCCGCCACCATTTGCTTTACCTTTTACCGCTTTCACCTTGCCGTCGCCGTTTGTATTCAGCTTAACTGGGTTCTTTTGTGGTCCTGGATAAAGTTTTGACTTCTTTTTCATCTTAACTCCTGTTATTTTCTCTGGTTTTTTCATCTGCTTGTCGAACAGTGTTCAAAATATCGGCATACGTTCTATCTGACTCTAATATGGATGATTGTACGTCTTTTTCTCTTTGTGCTGCAATTTTCATTTCAGCAATGGCCTCTTGAGACTCAATTTTCTCTCTATCAACATCTGCCTTTTGGTCAGCAGCAACGGCTTTTTGTCTTATTTCGGCTCTTTGGAGTTCAATAATTGGATCCATCTTCTCGATTTCTTCAGCTTTAGCCATAGCCTCTGCCCTACCGGTAACTGCGGCTGTTGCTTGTGTAGCCATTTGAGCAATTTGGTTCATAATTTCTTGTGCTTGCTCTGGAGGTAGTTTTTGCAGTTCCTCTAGTGGAGGTAGTTTTTGGCCAATCTCTTCTTCAATCTGAATCCTATACAACATCGCCTGATGTTCTTGTATGTTTGCGCTTAACATCTGCACAGCTCCTTGGTTTTGTTGAGCCATGGGGTTTTGAAGAAAAGAAGAATGAGACGCAACATAGGCTTCATGGTCCTGCCACTCAAACGCCTTAATGGGTTGTCCCAACATAACGGCTTGTTCTTCACTGATCGGATCTCTTGGTGGAACTTCTGGAACTTCTGGTTCTGGTTTAAATAAAGTTTCCGGGTTTTTAATTTCAAGCGCTTCGTACATTCGTCGATACGCTTCTTGTAAGTTGTGTATATCGGGAGCAGCTTGTGCCATTTGCAATTGTTGTTGTGCAATCATTACTCGTTGTGACATGGAAAAAATATTGGGGTCACTAACAGGAAGAACATCTACCCGTTCGTCAAAATCTTGAGACAAGATTATTTGTTGACCTTCTTTGGTCACATAAGGATATTCAGCAGGTAAATATTTAGCATAGGTTCGAGTCAAAAGTCTAAATTCTTTCTTTTGTGCATAGTGTAATCTTTTATGTATAGCCGACATTACTTTGGTGCCTCGTTCCAACATAGCGATGGTCGTGCCTACCGGTAGTTGTTGAGACCCTATGTCCCCAACCTGCATATCAGCAATTGAAGCAAACCGTCTTCCTGAATCCACTAAAATACCTAATAATTGAGATAAAACCGCCGAAGGTTCTTTGTATGGCAACGGCAATAAAGATTCTTTAATCGTGGCCCCAGCTACATCAACGTCTCTGAACTCTCCGGGCTGCAGTGGTTCGTCTTCTCCCTGTATTCTCATACCTCTTGCTTTAAAGCCAGCAGGTAAATTGGCCAAGGTCCCTGCATCAATCAATTGCCTTAATATAGACGTAACCGATTTGGTTAAGCCCCCAATCATGTGAATTAAACCAAAGCCATAGAACCCTAAACCTGGAAGGAACTTATATTGAACAAAATAGTCTGTTTTCTTATAAAGAGGATCGCCTTCGGTCCAGTTTCTACGAATAGCAAGCACCTGGTTCATGTCTTCACAGACCGTTACAATATAGGGACAGGCAAAACCATGATCTTCAATTTCACTAAGGCGAAGATCAACGTGCATTTCCAAAATAGTGTAGAGCTCATTATTCTCTGCGTAAGTTGGACTAACCCCTTCTAGTTCTTCCATTTTTTCTTGAACTTCGTTAGGTTGAACATTACCTGGATCCATTAATTCGACATCAGCATAAGTACCATTAAGTTGCATCTTAAGCAGATCATTCTTGGTCATGGTCATAACATGAGTTACCCGAGGAGAAGTAGAAAGATCGGTTGTAGAATAACTAACAACCAGGTCTTCAGCTTTCACAAACTCACTTACAGCTCGATCCAACATTGTGTCAAAATAAACTTTCTTGAACGCACTGCCCGATAACGGTAAGTAGAAAAGAAGAGAGTCCATTTCAGGATCGTACTCTTCCATAACATGCGTTATCTGATAATTCATAAATTCTTTAACCCGAGTCGATTGCGCAATAATTTCCGGATTATGCTCTCCTACCACTTGTACTTGTACTGGGCCAGACGGTGGGAGAAGTTCTTTATATGCCTGGGCTTGAAATTGAGTAACGGCTTCTGCTAAGAGTGGGTGATTAACGCCACTTGAACCTTGGAACGGTTGTGTGCGTTCTTCTTGTTTAATCCCTAAAAGATCAAGACCTTTCTTGAAAGATTCATACCAGTCCTGTCGAGATTCTTTGTCCTCGGAATAAAGGCTTGTTAGTTCACTTCCCAAAGAACCCAAAACATCCTGTTCTAAAAAATCAACTAGATTTTCATCAAACGTAGCTTGTGCATCCATTTCCATGCCCTCTTCTTCAAAAGGCATTTCTCCGTCTTCAGGAAGAAGTTCAAGTTCTATTTCCATTGGACCACTAAACTCGTCCATAGGTATAGGGCTCTCGATGGGCTGGATCTGTTTATCAATCGCCATAAATGTTTACTCTATATAGAATTAAAATAATAATACCCTATTATTTACTAATTTGGAAACTATCGAAAAAAGAACGGACTACTTTATCAACCACTTCCCCGTGACCGCTTTCGGTGAAAGAGTTCAACATTTCTTGAATCCCCGGATGCTCAATATTATTATAGAGCTCCATCCAACCTAAGAAATAATTCCTTATCTTATCTTCAATATTCACTTTGAAAGGAGCTCCCGCAGGTCGTCCGAAACGATGGTTCCATTTCAAAAAAGGAAGACAAATCGCTCGACCGCCATACTTCCTAAACTTTTCTTGAATGTACCACTCTTCACCACCAAAGCCACGAAAGTCTGGGTTAAAGCCAACCCAATTTTCTTTCTTACAAGACAAGAGACCACAGCCTTGCATCGGTATTTCAAAAGCATCGCCTCGATCTAAAAGCTTCTGGTCCGTGTCCCATGTTCCATACATCCCGCCACGCCACCGAGGTTTAAAGTGTGTTGAACAATCTTTTAAATTATCATGCCACATCGGTCCTTGTATCAAGTCATTGGTGTTAGGGAATAACTCATAGTAAGCAATTAGTTTTCTTAGGGCTCCTGGTGGTAGAAGTACATGGCAATCGATACAAAGAACAAACTCCCCTTCTGCTTCTACAAAAACCCTTTCTTTTACAAAGTTGCTCTTAAATTTTTTAAAAGTGATATAGCGTCCATTCGGAACCGAAGCATCAATGTATTTCTTTACGGCTTTCCC